TGAAGAGGAAAGTAGGGAGATCCAACAAAGGTGGAATCCCTGTCACAGGGACGATGAAGAACAAATCGCAGTTTAATAAGATCTTTATGAAAAATCTTATTAGTCACATTAACAATGCAACTCCCACAAGGGAGTTGTCTTTGTTTGAAAAAATTTATGTAAAGGTAGTAAAATTATGTCGAAGATGATTGTTTATATATGTGTGGTATGGATCGCAGGAAGTCGGCACGATGGTGGCATAACGAAGTGTATGTGGCATGAAAGCCAGGTGAAGTATCAGACAGTAGCTGAGTGTGAAGATGATATCAAGCACTCCAAAAAGTTGCTTAGGCTTAGAATTAGACAAGAGTTTGGAGATCGTCCAGAGTCTATATCTATTCAGCCTAGTTGTGTCATGGAGTCTTAAATGAATTGTTGGGCTTGTGGCACAGAACTTATTTGGGGTGGTGATTGTGATGGTGAAGATTATGGTGATGAAGTGTATCAAATCGTAACGAACCTATCATGTCCTAAGTGTAAGGCTTTTGTGCTCGTACACCATCAGAAAAAGGATGAAGATGAAACATAAAGATACATTGTCGAAAACCCATTCTACGTCTCGTAAATGGGAGAAGAGCATGAAGAAAAAGGCTAAGAAATCACAACGTCAATTGGATCGGAGGGTAGCTAATGAAAGCCAAAAGTAAAAGATGCTGCAACTGTAACGAGAGAATTGTTCGGGGTATGGCGTTTCCATTGATGGAAAAAAGCCTGTGCATGGGTTGCTTTGTTGAGTTCGGATTAGCCCAGAAACTTGAAATTGATGTTCACCATTATATGAATTGTTCGCATGAACATTGTTTTGATTGTGAATATGCTTTTATGAAAGCACTCTGGGCACTGGATTATAAACAGACTGAAACAGGTAACTGGTACAGGTGTACGCCAGACCCGAAAATTGTTCGTATTTATGACGATTTACTTACCAACTTACCAACTTCCACGGGAAGTAAAAACTTCGGTAAGTTGCAAGGTATTGATTTTGTTGAATAAATTTAATTTACTTACGGAACTTCCCGTTTATCTTGGTAAGTTAATTATAGCTTGTAAGTCATTGATTTTATTGCTACTTACCAACTTACCGAACTTCCCCCCCTATAGGGGGTATAGGGGGGTGGTAAGTAACCCACCTCCCCCAACCCTATTTAACGTAACCATAAGGAGTGAAAACGTATGCCAAAAGTAGGCGAAAATTTACCAAAAGAACAAAGAGATAAAGGGCTTAAAAGGCTAACGCAACGCCAGCAGGATTTTCTTGATAATTTTATTCATAAAGATATGACGCAGACAAACGCAGCTAGACAAGCTGGATATAGCAATCCAAGTGTTGATGCAGTGAGGTTGCTTAGAAATCCAGTTGTTCAGGAGCGATGGCAAGAGATGCAAGAGGAGAACAGGTCAAGATTTGGTGTAACGCTTGATAAGTCGCTTCGGGATCTTTTAAAGATCCGTAACGAGGCTCTGGAGCGTGAAAGGTATAGCGAAGCTATTCGGGCTGAAGAATTACGCTTAAAAGCTTCTGGACTGCTTGTAAATAAGGCTCATGTGCTACATGAGAAAGTAGATAGCATGACGAAGGAGGATATTTTGGCTGAACTGGAGAATCTGCAACGAAAAGCACAGGATCGGATGAAGAAAGCCACAGGAACCCATACATACCCAAAAAAGATAGAGAAAAATAGCTGAGAGTGGGCTAATCGGGCTCTGCACTTGGCGTTTCTGGGCACGGGGTTGCCGAACAATTTCCAGTAGGATCGGGATCGGGAGACTGGATCGGGCTGTTTTACGCTGCCAATGCGTAGAATTGTTCGCTTTCAGGTGCAGGTTATCGGGATCGGATCGGGCTCCAGCCTCCTGCATCGGGCTGAATACCGACAATTGTTCGGAGTCAGGGGTGCTGCCTGGGCTGGAAGCAGGGGAGGCATCGGGATCGGAAGGCTGTCCAGGCGTATCCTGCTGCTGAACACGCACAATTGTTCGGAGTCGGGTCCAGCAGGGTGTGCTGCCCAGACGGGATCGGGGTGAATCGGATCGGGACTGGCTGCCTCCTGCCCTGAACGCTCACAATTGTTCGCTCTGGTAGGTCCAGCAGGTGCTGCACAGTCTCCTTCACCAGGCTGCACCTGCTGCCGCCCTGGTGAATACTCACAATTGTTCGTAGTTGTCTTCGCTGCAGGTGCTGCCTCCACGCTGTAAAAAAAATAAAAAAATGTTTTTATTGGTTGACAGGTTGTAATCATTACTATATTATATATATATAATTCAGCCAAAGGAGTGTAAAATGAGTTATGAAAAAATAAAAGAAGCAGTTATCAAGCAATTAAAGTGTGATGATGTGCAACAAACTTTTAAAGATGTGGTTAAGGGTGGAGCTT